GACAGGTGTCGCGTTACTGGTTCGGTTTTATTTGAAATTTGGGTGCTTGACTAAAACGATAATAGAACTTCAGGACTGTCCAACGAAAAACTTGAAAACGAGGCGTCCAAGCAACGCCTACAATTCATAGCTCTATGCAAGGTGCAAATCCTTGCCCCTCCGCCTAATTTGAAAGGAAAAAAATAAATGGACATAAAATTGAAAAACTTAAAACAAGAATACATGGGACGCTGCAATATTATTCCTTGCTGCGATCTTCCAAAAATAGAAGGAAGTTTTAACGACCTTAAAGATGATATTATCGACAGTTTTGTTAACCAAAACATAATAAGTGACAGGACACTAAAAGACGGAGTTCTAGAAAAATACAATAACAATGAAGAATTTGACAATGATGATGAACGGGAAGAAGAATTTTGGAACGAAGTTGTTTGCCGTTGTCTGAATAAAGGCTATTTAGTGATTTATGAACTTCCTGTACCAAACGGAATACACAAAAATAATGAAAAAATAGAATATTTCTCTTGTTCATGGGGTTATTTCCAAACTCATTTTATCCACATAACCGACCTTGCACAACTAACATCAGTATTATCTAACTTGGATGATATGATCATCAAAGAAAAATATAAAGAAGAACAACAGAAAAAAGAAAAGTAATACAACATTACCCCGGGGCACGGTAACCGCCCCGGCAGATAAAGGAAACAAACAAATGACAAAAACCCCCGAAGAACTGACTAAGGACTGGAAGGAAGGAAAGCTGGATAGAGGCTGGTACTTTGTAAAAACTATGCACGGTTTTATTCAACCAATGTATTACCTGATAACTAGAGCTTGCGGGGAATTAGTTAAAGGGTTTGCGGAAGAGCCGGAAGACAGGGTTGCAGAGGTTCTTGCTCATTGTAATTACACCGAATACAAGGCTATGCAAGAGCAATTAAATAAAGAGGGAACTTGGTATACAGAAATATCTTATAAGAAAATTAAAAAGGAAAACAACCAGCTCCGCGACCTGCTGAGAGAGTGTAAGCGGCATTTATATTTTCAAAAAAAAATCAACAATGAAGTTATAACTTTGTTAACCCGTATCAACTCCGCCCTCGGTGAAAGTGAGGAGTAATGGAACAGTTTGTTGACTGCTTAGTAGAAATGCCCTTCCGAACAGGTTTGTTTTTGGCATTGATGTTTTTACCTTTCATTTTCTGCTGCATTTTTTTAGGTGATAAAGATGACGATTAAATACGCGCTGCCCTATTCTGCCGAGATCCGGGCCAAACATTGCGAGCCGAACGACGATATAGACTTCGGCGAACGATATTGCACCATCTGCGGTTGCGTTTTGAGCTTTGATGAAGAAGACATTTGCAACGATTGCCTGTTTGAGAGCAGCCGCCCGCTCACAGGTGAGGAAATCAAAATTTTGGAGGAACAAGAAAAATGACAAACATAATCACCGGCTACGTTGTTTGCCCCCTATTACCACTCACCCGAAACGCTTTCATTGTCTATCCGACAGAAGAGGAAGCACAAATGTGGGGCGTACCACGAAAAGTCTGCGTCGCTATAGCAAAAGAATTGTCTCCCCATTTCCGTCTTGTTGGATTTTGGGAAACTGACAAAGGAAACGGCGTTATTGTCGAAACCGACAACGGAGAACAACGGCTGTTGTCCCATGAACAATACAAAAATTTAATGAAAGCCAGAAAATTGAAAGGTAAGAAAGATGAAACCGCTTAAACTTGTCTTGACCGACCATTGGTTTGAAGAAATTAAATCCGGACGGAAAACTCACGAATATCGTGCCATGTCTGAATATTGGGAAAAAAGGTTTAAATATGTGTCGCAGCTTGATGGTATTTACAAGCCGGGAAGTTGTTTGCTTGATTTTCCTTACGACAAGGTAGAATTTCAAAAGGCATACCGAAAAAATGCGGAAAGAATGACCTTTCACATAAAAAAAGTAACATTGCAACGCGGTAGGGAAACCGATCTTAAATATGATGGTGGCGTTTTCGATATTGAACTTGGGGAGCGCATTAGATGACTAAAACCGACCGAGAGATTGAACTTGAGAAAAAGCTTTCGATTGCCGTTAAGGCTTTGAAATATTACGAAAATAGCAGAACTTATGATTTGTGTGCAGTGCACCAGTGCTCTTATGTAGACGGAGCAGTTGCACAGCAAGCATTAAAGGAGATTACGGGATGCGTAAAAAATATGGATTAACACGGCACGAGCAAAAATTATTAAGTAAAGCTCAATACTACCAAAACAAAGCCTCTGAAATGCACAGAAAATTTGCCGATAGTCTACAAAATAGGTTTTACAATTCAACCACAATCAACGAGTTTGAAGAGTGGGATTTATGGACGTTGAACGAAAGCGGGGATTGTTCAGGATCTGAACAGGAAGCACTGTTTTGGCGAAAAGTAAGAGAGGAGGAGAAAGACTAATGTCATATTTAGAAGAACTGCTGCCCGAGTTCAGAAAAGGGGCAAAGATTAGAAAAAAGAAATGGGGTAAAAGCGATTATCTTTATTGTAAGGATGGGATTGTCTACGATCGAAGCAATCAAACTGTTTATAATCTTTGTACTGAAAGTCTTTCGTATGACGGTTGGGAATTTTATAAAGATCCCGAACCAGACTGGCAATACATCATCGACAACAAATGCCTTTGCTGGTTTTGGGATGAATGCGAAGAAGATAAAATCATAGGCTTTCTTCATAATATTGAGGAAAGATTAGAGCACAAATTTAATGCTGTTTTTAAAAACTGCTGCCCCGTTCAGAAAGATGAGGTAACTTTTTACGAGGACAAAAAATGATCATCCATTGTTTTAATATTTTCAATATTTGCCGGGCCATCTGCAATGATGAGAGCTTGTCTGAGAGAAACGCAATGTATCTTATCGCCGGAATTGCCGAAATGGGAATATTTGATTTTATAATCTATAATCTTATGAGGTGAACCATGGTAAACAGAAATCTTGACGGCTGCTATTTCCGTATCAGACGCGGGGAGAAATACGAAGACCTGTGCTTCTCTGACCTCACCCGCGACGAGCAGGAAGCGGTTTTGAAAGACAGATCCCCGGAGTTCATTGTCGGGCTTACCCTGCATCTTGCGGAAACCATCCGCAAAATCGGAGATGAATTTGATTTGAGAGGTGAAAATTATGACAATTGAAATTTTAACCATAGACGAGGCTCTCGAACAGATTAAAAAAAAGTTTTTAGGCTTCAAAAACCCCAAAAGAGTTTTCAAAAATCAACTCAAAAAAATTGGGATTAAACCTGTAGATAACACAATAACCGTAAATCAATTCATGGAGTATATCACAAAATGCTATCGATTAGAAAAAGAGGAAAAATATACTATGTCCGAGGAACGGTTAAAGTTGGCAATAAATCGAGGCAAGTCCTCGAACACTCTAGCGGATGTTATAATGAACAAAAAGCTAAAGAATACGCAAGTAGCTTAGAAGAAAGAATAAGAAATGAGCTTTTGTACGGCAAGCAAATAAACAACAAACAAATAACTTTTGGAGATATAGCAAAAGATTATATCACCAACAAAGGAAATATAAGCAACAACGAACTGGGTAGAATAAAACAACTTTTAGCACTCGAAAATATAACAATAGATGAATTACAAGAGGCTTGGAAAAATATTATACTACCGGAACGACGAGCCCAAAATAATAAACCATCAACTATTGACAGGCTGAGAACAACATTTTTGGCAATATTGAATTATGGAAAAAATGAATACCACTATTCAGTACCGGAAATAAAAAAGCCAAAATACAATAATGAAAGAGTTCGCTTTCTGAATACCATCGAGGAAAGAGAAAGGTTGTTATTGGCTTATCCTTTTCATGTAAGGCTTATAGCTATAATGCTCTGTTTTAATGGATGCAGAACTCAAGAAGCATTACAATTGCTTTGGTCGGATGTAGATCTGGACCGAAAAACGATAAGATACCGAAAAACAAAAAACGGCGAAGACCGAACGGTACCTATGCACAATAGGACTTATAAAGCCTTACTTCTCGCCAAAAAACGCCAAACAAACCATAATTGCTATAATCCAGAAGGGCATGTATTTCTGAATATAAGATTTAAGCCTTATAAAGACACAAGAAAATTAGGCGGAAATCCACTAAGCAAAACTCATAACACCGCCTGTAAAATAGCCGGAATTGTGGATTTTACAGTCCACGACTGGAGGCATCACTGGGCTTCATGGTGCATTATGAACGGAATGGGAGAGGAAACTTTAAGAAGGCTTGGCGGATGGAAAAAATCTGACATGATAAAAAGATATGTAGCATTAAAAGTCGACTACATGGCTGATGAGCTAAATAAGATTAAATAAGCAAATTTTGGGCAACCGTTAAAACAAATACAAAAAAACAATACAAAAACAACAAAGTAACAACACGGTTGCCCGCCTTGGTAAGGGTGGGGTCGCAAGTCCGATTCTTGCTAGCGGCACCATTTTTGAGAATTCCGCATTTGTTGCGGATTTTTTGTTTTTAAACAAGCTCTTATTCAGCCCGATTTTATGCGTTTTTATAGAGGCACTTTTGAACCGGCTTATCGGACTTTTCGCAAAAAGGCTGATAAAATCAAGCGTTTTATCTTTTAAAATCCCAATTCGATAAAAAAACTATTTTAACAAGTTTCTAATGAATTTTTTAGTCAGTTTATGTAGAAAACGGTTGTTTCTACACTCAATAGGTTTGATAAATTTACAGTTAGGATAGTTACTGCACCCATAGAAATTACCATATTTTCCATTTCTGAGAATTAAGCTATGTCCACATCTCGGACAAATACCCTGTTGTATCAGATGTCGTTTTGTTGCAATCGTATTTTGAATTTCTAATACATGTTGCTTTCTAACTTCAGGCGATACAATATTAAGTAAAGAAATTTTATCGTAAAGCTTTTGAATATCTGTTTCTGAAAATTTTATTTCTGAATATTCTTTTATTACTCTATTGATTTGAGTTGTATAAATAACATTATGCGTTGTATTGACCTTTAATTCAGCCCCATTTGAAAAAACAATAATAGGAATAAACTTATTAAGGCTAAAACCTAATTGTTTACTAAGAGCTAAAACATGAGACTTATTTTGCCTAATTGGATTATAAAATGTATATTTATTGCCAAACATATTTTTAGTCCAATAATCAGAATTGTCTGAACCGGTAATCCTGCCTTTATAATTTTTAGTTTCGATTACAAATATCCCATAAATCGAAACAACAAGATGATCTATTTGGATAGTTCTGCCATCAACTTCAATTAACAAATCATTAATTATCTTATACTTATCAGACGGAAGAAGCGAAAGAATTGTGGCAACACTCTTCTCACCTAAATATCCTTTAATCCTAGGCTGTAGAATTCGGAATACGACACTTGCAACAACAAAAAGTATAAATAAGATTATTTCCATTTATAAATTATCTTACCTTTCGGTTATCTTATGCAACACTTAGAATATTTAGATGTTTTTTTGTTATATACACCAATTCTTTCCGCTTAGTCCGTTCCGGAGGTATTTAATCTGATGATTTTAAGAATTACCGGACTTTTCTCACATCTGATTACATTCATAAAATTCCATGTAAAAAAAAGTAAATCGGCAACATCAGAAAAAACGATATGGAATAACTTAAAATATTGGCTCGTAATACTCCTTTGGAGACAATTTCGCTGCTATACATATTTTGCAAATATTTTTTTATTATGAAACGTTCTATAAAATACGAAAAAAAACAAAAGAAAACATTATAAAACACAAGGATAAAAACAAAGCCGCATATTTCCACGGCAGAGTTACGCGGGAGATATGTCAATATTCCGTATAACGGCCCGAGAAACAAATATCCCAAGGAATTAGAATCTGCCATAAAAACCGTAACATAAAAAACAGCCCACAGCAGCAATCCGCCCAAAACGGTTGAAATCAAGTTAGCAAAAGAAACGGCTTCAATTATTTTTACCGTATTTGTTGTTTTAAAATATCTTTTTTTCAAGAATAAAGTTTCACAAAATATAATTAATATCAAACAAATGAGCGTAATCACGGAACTTGACAACGGGTACCCCAACCCCTTAATTCCCGAAGTGGCCGCTACGGTTTGAATCGTATTTATCCACAAGGGCAATCCCCCGTCGGCAAAAGCAGAAACAGGAAATAAAATTAACAATCCCGCTAAAATATATTTTTTTATCATAAAAAAACCTCTTTTCTAATTTAGAAATAATAAAACAATTATTAGCCCTAAACAACAATTTTTACCTTCACGTTTATTTTTTTAGCCTCTTACAATCTCCGGTTCAACAATCACCCGGCAGCATGCATCGGTTTTAAACATGAACTTGTATTGCATCACAAACCGGGTCCCACCTTTCCGCTTAGAAGGCAAAACGATTTACGTTCTTCTTTTTCAAAACGAAAACGCCGCTCTTCCTCCCGGAAAAACGGCGTCACCCGAAAAAATTTCCGCCAAACAACGCGGCACAGTCCGATCGCGGCTTTACTTGCAGTAAAACATGATCGAACGGTTCAAAACATTATCCTGGGTTCCGTACAACATCGGCGTCATTCCCGTCTGCACGCTCATATTGTTGACGGTACCGGCATTTTCCACCGAAGCGTTCAAAACTTCAAAATTACCGTTACAAGCCTGACTCGCCTGCCGATAACACAGCGAAATGTCGACAAAAGAGCCGTTGCACCGAGCCACATAAACGTCCACCCCGTTCTGCCGGTGGGAATAAGTGACGGTATTTATACATGCTGACAACAGAAGACATAAAATCAAAATACATTTTTTCATGATACTCACAAGTCCTGCTCTAAAAATTATTTTTTCACAATTAATAATCTATTTTGAACAAAACATCAATACTAATTATAAATTGTTAACATATTAAAACACACCTATTAGCTTAATAATCCGTATAACGGATTGATTTCAATAAAAAATGAAACCACTTTTGCACAATAAAAAACTGAGCGGCTTGATTCACTTTTTTAAAACCTGCTATAGTGTTGCGGTAAAAATAAAAAAAAGGACTTATGTTTCATATGACCGAAAAAACAAAAAGGCGGTCCGACCTGCGTTTTGAGCGAGAAGCAGAAGCCTTGCGCAAAAATTTGGAAAAACGCAAAAAGCAACAGGAAGCCTTACAAAAAAAATCCCAAACAGAGAAAGTAAAAGACGATGGACAAACTAAAGATTAACGGCGGGCACCGGCTCTCCGGTCAAATCTACATCAGCGGCGCCAAAAATGCGGCGCTGCCGTTGATATGCGCCTCCCTCCTCACCCGGGAACGCGTCACCTTGACCAACATGCCTTCCCTTTCCGACATTCGCTCCATGAATCTGCTGCTGGAACAGCTCGGCACACAAATTGACAGCCGTAACGAAGTAGTCGACGGCAATCCGTGCAAAATGTACACTTACCAGACAGCCCAAACTAAAAGCCTGATCGCACCGTACGACTACGTGCGCAAAATGCGCGCTTCCTACTACGTGCTGGGGCCGCTTCTGGCCAGAGAACATTATGCGGAACTGTCCCTGCCCGGCGGCTGCGCCATCGGCGCCCGTCCGATGGACATCCACCTTTCCGCGCTGGAACAGATGGGCGCTTCGATCGAAATTAAAAACGGTTATGTCATTGCCCGGGCAGAAAACGGACTTAAGGGCGCTCACCTGATTTTCAACATTGCCTCCGT